GCACCGATCTTGGCGATGGCCTCGGCAAACGCCGCCGGCGTGGAGATGACCGGTTCGCGTGCCATCAGCGCCAGTATGCAGCCGCGGCCTCGAGGACCGTGGCTTCGCTTCGCGGGCCAGCCACGGGATCAGCTGGCGGACGGTTGGGCCGGACGGACGGTGATCCGCTCGAGGTACTCCTCGAGCTCGTCGGCGGGGTAGAGCACCCGGCCGTTGTCCTTCCGCCAGGGCGGCCCTTGGCCGGCCTTGCGCTCCTGGGCGAGGGCGGCCTCTGACTTCCGGCGAATCTCCCCGACCTCCTTGGGCGTGAGGTTCTTCGGCGTCGGCCGTCCGGTTGTCGCCTTGGGGACGTCGCTCCGCTTCTTGGGCATCTCGCTCCCTTTCCCTGAACTACACGCATGAGGTTCGCGCTCGCTGATCCCGGCTCGCAAGGACCTCCGTCCGCCCGGAGGGAAGTAACAGAATGAGCGGCGGTCGGCGGCGCGAATCATGTACTTTCGCGCCGCTCACCGCCAGTAGGCCGCGGCCGCCTCGAGCACTTTCGCCTCGCTCAGCCGCGCGTAGATCCTCGTGGTTTCGACCGATTCGTGGCCGGCGAGCTCGGCAACGACCTCGAGCGGGGTGCCACCGTCGACGGCGCGGGTGGCCCAGGCGTGGCGGAGCTGGTGCATGGACGCCGCGGCGTCGGCCCGGTCGAGAGCGGCGCGGACCCGTTGGCCGACGTACGCGGGCGTGCACGGGCCGCCTCCACGCTGCGCGCAAAACAGGAAACCCGTCGCCCCGTCGTGCGCGGCGAACAGGTGCCGCGCTTCGGGCGGCAGGAACGCGAAACGTGCCTTGCCGCCCTTGCCGCATTCGACGTACACCACGCCCCGCACGACGTCGACGTCATGCCATTGCAGCCGGGCGACCTCCGCACGCCGCAGACCGGCGTATGCGGCCAGGACGATGGCCAGCTGGACACGCTCGTCGTCCTCGAGCTCGAGCGCCACGGCGATGGATGGCCAGCGCGCCGGGCGCGGCAGACCCTTGGGGATCTTCGGGTTTTCCCAGTCCGCGGTCGGGTTGCATTCGCACAGACCTTCGCGGCGCGCCCATCGGTAGAACATCGTGACGGTCGATACCCGCCCGGCCCGTGTCTTAGGGCTGCGCGCCGCCATCCCGTCGACCCACGCTTCGACGTCCGCGCGTCGCGCGCCCGCCCACCGTGGCCCGATGTGCTCGAGCCACATCGCCAGGTGCCGCCGGCGCTGGTCGATCGTCCCCGGCGCCAGGTTCCTCCGCACGTGCCAGCGTTCCCACCCTGCCCATAGGTTCACCCCGTTGTCGCCCATTGTTCGGCAACGTATACCGTTGGCGTGGGATGCGCTTGTATGTCACCCAATGTGGTGTAACGTGCACCGTATGGCGAAGATTCGATCTACCCGACCCCTATGGGTCGACGTGGCGGAAGCCGCCCGGTTGCTCAACATGGACCGGCGCACCGTCCTCCGGCTTGTCGAGGAAGGCAAGCTGCGTTCCCGCACGGACTTGGACCGTGTCCTGGTCCGCTACGACGACGTCGACCGGCCGATCGACGACGACGGCGCTAGTCACGGAAGTTGGTGCTCTAGCGACTCCACCGGCGACGACCCCGAAGGCGACCAGCTCAAGCTCGAGGTGGGCGCATGAGCGACCGCACGAGCGTCAACATGGGCATCCACGGCGCGCAGCTCCCACGTGTCAAGCGTTTCAGGCCCACCGAAGACAACGGCGGCGGGTTCGTCGTGCTCGAGCTGGGTGACTCCACCGTCAGCGTCGGCGTCATGTTCGAAAGCGCCGACCAGCTGCGCGCCTGGCTGAACGCCGCGCTCGCTGAGCTCAAGCCGGTCGACGCATCGGTGGCCACATGACCCGCTACAGCGACAATCTCGGCATCCCAGCCCAGCCCATTCCGCCCGGGACCTGCCCGGGCGGCTGGCGCTTAGAGGTGCGCTACCCCGGTGGCCCGCTCGAGTACGTCGACCTCGGACCGGACTGCACCAACGTCGCCGGCATCGCTGAGCGCCACGCCGCCGGCGGCGCCACCGTCATCGTGTACGACGGCGATACCGGCCAGCCACACCTGGCCATCGGGGTGATGCAGCTGTGATCCTGTACCGCTCCGGCCAGCTACGCCCGGCCGCCGTCGAACGTGACGCCCAGTACGGACTGCCCAGCTGGCCGTGCCTCGAGGTGTTCGACAACGGCCAACGGCTCATCCTGCAGATTGACCAGCGGCCCGCCGGCGGCACGGTCTGCGGGCTCGAGCTTGACCGCATCAGCGCGCTCGACCTACTCGACGTGATCCGCGTCGGACTCGACCTGTCCCTGGGCGAGCTCGTCGACGAGCTCCATGAGCGCCTGGTCGACATCGACGACGCCACGCCGGCGCCACGAGACATCGAAACTGTCGGCACCAACGGGCTGCTGTAGCCCGAAAACTGCGGGGTGACGGGGGTGAAGTACGCACGCGATGCCGGGATCCGCTGCGCGGCGATCCTGAAAGGCGACCTGTACGCGTGGGCGGTGCTCGTGTCGATCGCCTGTGACGTCGATGTGGACGGCCTGCTCGAGCGCGGCCCGGGTCTGCGCCGGCTCTCCGAACGGATCGGGCCGCACACCGAAACGCTCGGCCGCGCCGTCCACCGGCTCGAGGCAGTCGGCCTGCTCGGCGTCAACCGTCGCGGGCCAGGACACCCGACTGGCTACTGGCTGCCCTGGATCGTGGAAGAGCGCGCGGCCTACCGCGCGGACCCTGACGGGCCGGCCCTGACCGTTGTCCACAACCGCGCGGCGGTAGGCCGCGCACCAGCGCGCGGCCTAGAGCCGCGCACCCAGTTGTCCACAAGCGCGCGGCCGGTGCGCGGCCCTGGGCCGGACACCAGCGCGCGGCCTAGGGCCGCGCCAACTAGAGATGTGTGTACAGAAGAGAGAGCGCGCGCACACGTCGACGAACCGGTCACCGTCGAGCGTGGCCGCGAGCTCCTCGGCAAGCTGCGACAGCGGTTCCAGGCAGCCGCCCACGGAGGCCTTCGCCGGTGCTACCCGACCAGCAGCCACCCGGCGCTACGCGGTTACGAGGGCTCGCGCGACGAGCTCGGCGTGCACGTGCAGGGATGCGAACCGGCCACCTGCCAGGCCGGGGCCGAGCACCAGGCCCGCGCGCTCGAAGCCTGACGACGCCATCCCTACCAGTCGGTAACTACGCTGGTGTCATGAGCGCGCGGCTGCCGCTTCCACCGCACGGCACGCGGAACCGCTACCAGCACCGCCGCAAGCCGTGCCGGTGCTGTCGGTGCCGGGCCGCGAACACCGCCTATCACACCGCCTGGCTGGCCCGTAAACCCACGCCCACGGGGAAGTCGCCCACGCCAGCACCCGTCGCCTCGCTCGACATTTCGTCAGGCGACGAAAAGCGGGCGGCATGAATGGCCCTGTGGGGTGTGCTGACGCACACCCCCAGGAGTGCATCGTGCCTGTGCCGGCCGGGATAGCACCGCGTACCGCCCAGGCGCCGCTATCCCGCCGGCACATGCCCGGTGTACTCCTGGCCACCCAGCGAGCGCCGCGTGCCTAGACGGCCGACTGCCCGCAACGCTCCAGCGCGGCGAGCTCGTGCGACCCAGCAGTACAAGCAGGTGAGCGTGGCTGGTCAGGCGTGCTGGCGGTGTGGCCGCTATGGCACGCGGGATAACCCGATGACCCGTGACCATCAGCCACCGTTGTCCTTGCATGAGCACGCGGACGGGTCGGGCTGCTGTGAGGTGATGCCGGCGTGCCGGCGGTGCAACAGCCAGGAAGGCTCCCGCATCGGTGCGGCGCGGGCGCGGGCGGCCAAGGCGTCGAAGGCGCGCCGCGGTTTCTTGGGTGAGGCAGGGCGAGCACCCACCCGGCCCAGCACCGAATCTCTCCAACGAACCCAACAGCCACCAAACCCAACAGATGGCGCCGCTGTTGGAAACAATCGGCCACGGTTGGAAACGATCTACGCCTGCGACGGTTCGCACGGGCCACGGGTTTCCGCCTGGGCGCTCCGGCGGATGGGCCGCACCCTGTTTGGCTGGCAGGACCACTACCTGGCCGGCGTTCTCGCCACCGCCGGCGGCCGCCTGGTGCACCGCGAGTCCCTGGTGTCGGCCGCCCGGCAGAACGGCAAGTCGGAGGGGGCCGCCGCGCTGCTCGGCTGGTACCTCGAGGAAGGCCCGAACGTGTTGGGGGAACCGTCGCTGGCGCTGCTCGTGTCCCACGACCTGCGCCTGACGACCCGGATCTTTGAACGGGTCCACGCCGTGCTCGACAAGGCGAACATGGTGCAGCGCGCCCGGTTCTCGTTCGGCCGCCAGGACCTGCTCCTGGTGAACGGCTCCGAGCTCGTGGTGCAGTCCGACACCGCCTCGGCCGGGCACGGTTACAGCCGGGTAGGGCTGCTGTACGCGGACGAGATGTGGGCCGTCCACGATGACGCCTGGGAGCACGGGCTGTTGCCGACCACGCGGGTGCATCCCCAGCCGATCATCCTGGCCACGTCGACCGCCGGCGACGAGACGTCCACGCTGCTCAAGCGGTGGCGCGAGCGTGGGTTGCGGGCGATCGACACCGGCGACCCGGGCAGTTTCTACTTCGCGGAGTGGTCGGTCCCGGCGAACGTCGATCCGATGGACCCGGCCGGTTGGCGGTGGGCGAACCCGGCGATGGGTCAACCCGGTTCCGGGCTCGAGCTGGCCACGCTCCGCCACGAGTCCCAGTCACCCAACCGCGCCCAGTTCCTGCGTGCCTCCTGCAACCTGTGGATCAGCGCCGCGGCGAGCTGGCTGGACCCCGGCCTGTGGGAGTCCCTCGCGGTCGACGACGCCCCGCCGCTCACCGGTGGGGTCCTGTCCGTCGAGGTGTCCCAGGACGGCTCGAGGTTCGTCGGTGTCCGCGCCGCCCGGGTCGACGATCACGTCATGGTCGAAACCGCGTTTTCCGTGGACCAGGAACCGGCCATGTGGGACATCGTCGACCAGGCGCTCGCCGGCGACCGGAAACTGGCCCTGACGGTCACCCCCGGCCTGATCCAGCACCTCCCGGAACGGTGGGGGGAACGCACCAAGCTGGTCGGGTTCGCGGAGGTGGCCCGCTGGACCATCCCGGTGCGGGCCGCCATCCAGAACCGCCAGGTCCGCCACCGCGGTGACGTCCTCCTGGCCGAACACGTCAACCGCGCCGTCCTGTCCCGCACCGAATCAGGGCAGGGGATCAGCTCGAACCGGTCACCCGGCCCGGTGGAGCTCTGCCGGGCGATGGTGTGGGCCGTCCACCTCACCCTCACCCCCACCGTCGTGCGGGCGAAACCGTCGATCGCGTTCGGCTAGCCGCCCAGCACCTTCTCCACGACCATGCCGAGCACGAACGCCACGGCCACCAGCACCAGCCACACCGTCTGAGTCACGCCGAACCCTGTACCCCCAGGCGCCGCGCCCGATTCTCTCTGTGCTCCCAGGCCCTTGCGGGCTCAAGATTGCACCGGTGTGATTCACGGTGTGTGGGACCGGTTGCGGCGCTGGGCGGTAGGCCCCTCGGAGTCCGAGATTCGAGCCGCGTACCCTGCAGCGCGTGGACGGATAGCGCCGCAACCGATCATCAGCGTGTCCGGTGGCCGTGGCCTGCCGTTGCCGATCGTCCCGCCGTCTATGTTCGACCGTCAGGACGCCCTGGCGGTGCCGGTCATCAGCCGGGCGCGGGACTTGATGGCCGGGTTCCTCGGCTCGCTCCCGTTGCGCGCCTACCAGCAGGACTGGACCGACGCCGGCATGGTGGAACGGGACGTGCCGCCGCCGGTGTGGGCGATGCGGCTGGACCCGGCGAAACCGAAGACTCACACGATCGGCGGCCTGGTCGATGACCTGTTCTTCTACGGGATCGGCTACCTGGTGGTCCTCGAGCGGTTCGCGGCACCGTCGGATTACCCGAAGTCGATGCGGTGGGTCCCAGCGGACGAGGTGACCGTCCAGGAGGACGAAGGGCGCCTCTACTGGACCCCAACACCCCGGTCCGGCTTCTACACCGGCCGCAACAGCCAGGTCACCATCCCGTTCCGCGACGTCATCGAGTTCACCAGCCCGTTCGTGCCGCTCCTAGCCAACGGGACCGACGCGATCACCACCTACCGGAACCTGCAGGGCGCGGTCGACCGGTTCTCCACCGTCTCGCAACCCACCGGTGTGCTCCGCCAAACCGACGGGGAACCGCTCACCGCCGACGAACGCCGCGACGAGGCCACCAACTTCACCGCCAACCGGCTCGTCAACGCCACCGCGTTCCTCCCCCAAGGCGTCGTATACGAAGCCCAGTCGCTCGACCCGGAACGGCTCCAGCTGGTCGACGCCCGCACCTACCAATCGCTCGAGCTCGCACGCCTCTCCAACATCCCCGGGTCACTCCTGGATATCGCCATCAGTTCGATGACGTACACCAACCAGCGCGACAGCCTCACCAACCTGTGGTACTTCGGGCTGCTCCCGGTCGCCACCGCGATGGGCCAGGTGTTCTCCGGCCCGAACGTCACACCGCGAGGGACGTGGGTCGGGTTCGACCCGACTGTTCTGCTCGGCCAACCCGGCGAGTTCGCCGGCACCAACCCGGCGACCGGCCCGACACCACCCGGTCAGCCACCGTCGAACGTCCGCCAGCTCCCCGGGTCCGGCCCGACCGGCCAGGTCCGTCAACGTCCCGCCGACACCGCCGCCAAGTGAGGTTCTGATGGACTACCGCCGCCTCGAGCTCCTGTCCGGACCGGTGACGATCACCGCCGAAGAGGGGGACGCGCCGGCCCGTCGGACGATCACCGGGCAGGCTGTCCCGTGGAACCAGACCGCCCGGGTCCGTTCCGGGCAGCTGGTCCGGTTCCTGCCGGGCTCTGTGTCGCTGGCCGGCGAGCCGCTGGTGCGGGACCACAACCTGTCCTCTCCGATCGGTCTGGTGACCGCCCAGGACCCAACCGACGAAGGGTTGACGATCAGCGCCCGGGTGTCCCAGATTCCCGACGGCGACACGGCGCTGACGCTCGCCGCGGACGGGGTGCTGCGCCATTTCTCGATCGGGGTCGAACCCACCGAGTACACGTTCGACGACGCCGGCGACGAGCCCGTAATGGTCGTGGCCGCGACCCGGGCCGCCGAGGTGTCCCTACTCGTCCGCGGCGCGTTCGGCGCGGACGCCGCCGTCACCAACGTGGCGGCATCACCACCAACCCAGGAGGCAACCGTGCCCGATGCCGAGGCCACCACGGTGGCCCCCGTCCCTGTCGAGGCCGCCGAACCGCCGGCGGTCATCACCCCCACGATCCAGATGGGCGGCGCGATCGTGCGGGACCCGTTCCCCTACGCGATCCCCCACGAGTTCGGCGGCCCGTCGTTCGTTCGAGACGCGTTCGCGTCCGAGGAGAACCCGGGCAGCCTCGAAGCGGGCCGCTGGCGCCAGGGCATCGCGATGCTGCACGACGCCCGGTTCATTGAGGCCGGGATGCAACGGATCGCCCGCGAAGGCCGCGGCGGTCTGATCGAAGCGACCACCGGCACGAGCTCGGGATTGTCGGACATCTTCTGGGCGCACCAGCGACCCGACCTGTACGTGAGGTTGAGGGGCGCGAAGGCGCCGATCTACTCGAGCGTCGCTCACTACCCGACCCCGGATTTCAACAACATCAGCGTGCCCCGCACCTCGAGCGAATCGTCCCTCTCCGGGACACCGACCGATGAGGTGACCCCGGTCGCTCCCGGGACGATCGCGACGACCACGAACACGGTCACCATCCAGGAGGTGGAAGGCGCCTACGCGTTTTCCCGCAAGCTGCTGCTCGGCTCCAACCCGGCGATCGACCGGATCGCGCTCGAGGCGATGGAACGC